TTTTTCCTACCTAAGATTTACTCGAAAAAGGTATTAAACTTTTTCAGAAAAGCCTCGGTAGTTGAAGCTATTACTAACACCGACTATGCCGGTGAGATTGCTGCTTTCGGAGACTCAGTTAGGATTATTAAAGAACCTGTAATTTCAGTTTCTGATTACACAAGAGGTTCTGACACTACTGCTACTAAACTTACTGACCAAGAGTTAACTTTGGTTGTAGATAGTGCAAAGGCTTTCAAATTCATCGTAGATGATATTGAAACTAACATGTCACACGTTAACTTCAAAGAAGTTGCTACTTCATCTGCTGCATATGCATTGAGAGATTCATATGATGCTGCTGTTATAGCTTCTATGTTCTCTGGAGTTTCTACATCTTCACCTGACCATGCTTTAGGTGCTGATGCATCTGCTGCTACTCAAACTATGGGTCAGCATCAAGGTGGTTCTAACTCTATCGACCTTTTAGGTTCTGATGGTACTGGAACTGACCCATTAGACGTGATGTCATTCATGGCTAAGCTACTAGATGAGCAAAGCGTTCCTGAAGAAGGAAGATGGTTCGTTGCACCGCCTTCATTCTACAATGAACTTGCACAATCTGGTTCTAAGCTTTTAAGCGTAGACTTTAACGCAGGTCAAGGCTCTATAAGAAATGGTCTTGTATCTAGTGGTAAACTAAGAGGATTTGACATGTACAAATCTAATAATGTTGCTGCTGCTAGTACAGCTACTGGTAAGATTCTTGCCGGTCACATTTCTTCTACTGCAACTGCTCAAACTATCATCTCAACTGAGGTTCTAAGAGACCCTAGTTCTTTCGGTGATATCGTAAGAGGATTGCATGTATACGGAGCTAAGGTTTTAAGACCTGAAGCTTTAGTATCAGCTTTCTACACAGTAGACTAATAAAACTGGGGGAGTCTTCGGACTCCTCCTTTTTTAAGGAGACACAATGGATAATCAAATAAAATATTACGAAACAATACACGAAAAAGAAGAAAAGTGTTCAGAGATGGTAGGTCACAATACTATGAGATTTGAATACGAAGAAGACAAAGGAGAAAAATAATGCCGGGTAAAATGAAGAAAAAGAAAGATATGAGAATGTCTTACATGGATGGTAAAGAAGTTAAAAGAAAAAAAATGCGTATGGGTACTAGATACGGTATGTCTGATGGTGGACCTGCTGTTATGGCATCTATGGAAAACCAAAAACCTAATTAGTATCATGGGCAAAGGAGTAAAACATTACAAAAGGGATGGTACTGAACATAAGGGAAGTATGCATAAAATGCCTAACGGTACTTTACATACAAACAAAACTCATACTAAAACAAGTGTAAAGCTTTTTCATTTTAAAGATTTAAGTAAAAAAGCACAAGAAAAAGCTAGAAAATCTAGAAGTAAAAAGTAATGGCTAAAACATTCTTAACTCTGACGAATGATGTCCTCAGAGAGTTGAACGAAGTTGTCTTAACTTCATCAAACTTTGGAGACGCTACAGGCATACAAGCGTTTGTCAAAAACTCTATTAACAAATCTATAAACGATATTGCTAATGAAGAACCACAGTTACCTTTCTTTTCGGCAGGTGCTAGTGGTGAGACAGACCCTTTTTATGGTAATACAACTGTAGCAACTACTGCAGGTACTAGATGGTATCTGTTAAAAGATGGTAGTAGTGATATTACTTCAGACTTTGCATCAATAGATTGGGATGATTTTTACATCACAACTATTAGTGTCTCTGGAGAATCAGCACCGTTTGTTTCAAAAGGGTTAAGATTTTTAACATTAGATGAGTGGACTAGGTATTACAGAGATAGTGAGAATAGTGATGATGCATCAACTCAAGCTTATGGAGAGCCTGTTTATGTAATACGTAGTCCAGACCATAGAAAGTTTGGGCTAAGTCCTATACCTGACAAAGTTTACAACGTACATTTTTATGGCTACAACAAGCCGACAGAACTATCAGCGTTTAGTGACACTATAGTTTTACCAGACCAATATGCAAATGTAATAACAGCTAGAGCTAGATATTATGTTTGGCAGTTTAAAGAAAGTCCTCAACAAGCTGCTTTTGCATTAGAAGATTACAAAAAAGGCATGAAGCAAATGAAGTCTAATCTGATAAATCCACAACCAAAATATATGTCAGATGATAGAACATATTTTTAGGAGATATAAATGACAACTAAAATACCTGCAGAATTATCAAGTACACCCGGAATAGTAGACAACAGTAATGCGACTGCGATAACTATTGATAGTTCTGAAAAAGTTATTCTTGGCGACACAGAAAGCCATAGTGGTGTTGATGATTTGATACAAATAGAAAGTCCTGCTAGTGGTGGGGGATATGGAATACAAATTAGAAGAAACGACACTAATACAGACCAACAAGTAGGTCGAATAATGTTTGGTAATAATAGCGATGTAGACTTAGCTGCAGTAATAGGAAAAACAGATGGAGCTGCTAACTCAGGAGCTGTAACTATTGGAACTTCTAACGCTGGTACATTTGCTGAAAAGTTTCGTGTAACTAATGAAGGTGTTATTAGAGCCAGAAATGCAAACGGTGTGGGTCATTATGCATCTGCGGCTGGTTTACAATGGATATCTTTAGCTGATGATGCTTCAATAGGTTTAACAGATACTACAGCAGGGTCTATGTTAGTTTGTGCATATGAGGGAGGTACAGGAAGTGGTGCTTTGTATTTTGCTAACTATTATGGTGGAACAAGTATACTCGCATCAAATGGAAGTAACCTTTTTTCTAATTCTGATACAGATGGAAGAATTTGTGTTTTTAAAAGTTCATTAAGTCACACAGTTACTTTTAAAAATAGAACAGGTGTCACTATAAATGTGTTTGCTGTTTCAGTATTTGCAGCACACATATAAAATATAAGAGGTAAATTATGGCATTAACATATAAAATAGATAAATATTCGGTAGACCCTAACGATGCTACAAAAACTAAAGTTGGTTTTAGAGTAACAGACGATGCGGGTCATATATTAATTATTGATAAATCTGTTACAACAGGTAGTAATTCTGCCGAACAAATAGTAGAAGCAGCACAAGCTGCAGGACAAGCAGAGATAGACCAGTGGGCAAGTGACGTGTCTAATATTGGTAAAATTTGGAATCCAGAAACTAATTCTTTTCAAGAATAAACTGAATAAAATAAATGGCTAGAAGTCAACCATACGGTTTTGCATGTTCAGGAGGATTAGTAGATAGTGCTAATCGTTTTGACTTGTTCAAAGCTCCGGGAGTAGCAACTACACTAAGAAACTTTGAAGTTG